ATTCCTTCAATTTCTGCTCTAATTTTTAGAGTGCGAATATAATTTCCTAAATACTTTTTCTGCTCTTTCAATAAATCAAGTGAGCATTTAGGAGTAAAAGTCAACGTATTAGCCTCATATTTGACAGTCATATCATCTAATTTGTCATATCGGATCTTTGCCTGCCAGTATTCTGCTTTAAATCTGTCTTTGTATTCAGCACTGTTCATTAGTTCGATTGTGTCCTGTAATTCCATTGTTTAATCCTCCTCAAGATATGTGCCGATTCCATAATTTTCAGCACACATGTATTCGATTCTGCATCCTCGTGCAGTATTCCAACCTTTTAAAAAGTAAGCAATATCAGCAGTTGATAATAATTCAATAGATTTTCCAAGGTACCATAATGGAGTACCTTCTCCATCGATAAAACTATCAATAATTTCAGCATCATCACCATAGAGATTTTTGATTTTTTTTATAGCCTTTTCTCTGTTGTATCTGATTTCTTCTTCAGAGAAACCTTTCATAGGCTGTGAGATAAATATCTTCATGTCTCATACCTCACACTTGATACATCTATTTTCTAATTTACGGTATGCATCAAGATACATTTCTTGTTTGTCTCCGTTATAAGTACATTCAAAATACATTCCGTCTAACAGTGTAGTTGATAGCAATGCCTTATTGTTCTGAAGTGTCTTGCATACCCACACTACATAGATATCGAAATCCTGTGGATCTTCTAGATGTTCTTTTGTATATCTTCTTACTTCTTCAACTGCAATCTTTAGAAATTCATCATTACCCATTGTTATTCTCCTTGTTGATAGCGTTTTCTGCTACTTCTAGTCCTTTAGTTAGTACAGATGGTACATTGTCACCGGATTCCACAAAGTTCTCTAGAATGCTTCTTAATTCATTGATAATGAGAGATGCTAATGTAAACCATCCAACATAAGTAGTAATTGTTAGATCAACATTGATTGTCTGACCGATCTCAATGAAAATAGCAGATGCAAGAAATGCTACTAGCACCATGAGCCAGTAACCTAACTTTTTCCATACACCACGCACTCCTTTTGCTGAATTTTCTTTGCCTGTTAATCTAGACTTTCTAATTCCTGTGATGTAGTCAATGATGTTTAATGTCAAAAAGCCTACGAATAAAAACCAATGTGTGCCTAAAGCAGCAGTCAATACCGCTACAATAGTGCCTCCGATTGCGTTAATCGCATCCATGTATTTCAATGATGTATCATATAATTTCATATTTTCTTCTCCTTTTTAAGCATATGAGTAAATAAATGTGCCACAAATGTAAGCGTCGTTTACATTATTCTTTAACGAAGTCAAAGTAAAATTGCCTTTTGTTATATCGTTGGTTACAGGGTAATACCTGATGACTAGCCCAGCTTCTGCAACAGAGTTTGGTACAGGAATGAAAATATTGCCTTTTGGTTTCTTATCAGCAGGAAATCCTGTCCACATGTATCCCGACGTATTCCCTACAATTGGAGCATTTACTACACCATTCCAGTTCAGTTCGCAGAGTTTCAATCCGTCGTTATATCGGTATTTCAGTGTGATACCACATGCATTAGTTCCACAAGAGATCCAATCAGACCAGCCAATATACTTATGCTGTATTTTTCCATCCTTAAGAACAAGAATCCATGTATCAATCTGATTTTCAGTGTCAAAATCGAATGCATAGCCGTTGTATGACTGCGCTTCAAGAGGCATATCCACCTTTAACTTACCACTCTCTGCCTTGCATCCAACTCCTATTCCTCTACCATCAGCAGAGAAATCAAGCAACTTGAATGAAGGAGCGATAGCAGCATAAGATGCAACACCATCTGTAGTGAAGTAATCCTTCACAAGCACTCTGAACGAGTAGGCATTGTCTGTATTGAACTTGCCGGCAGATGATATATATACCTTGTTCTCGCCACTATATGAGTCTGTATAAGTTGCAAGAGTAGTCCATGTTTCACCGTTTTTGTACTGGATCATGACAGTCTTATCATTTTTATTTGCAACAGGTGCAATTGAAAATGAATAAGTAATCTTCACTGCTGTGCCGTCATCGTCTGCTTTGTTAGTCGATACATTCCAACGCTGTGCGCTGACATTCTTAACAGCCGGTGACCACCACTGTGTGACACTGATATTCTTTGAGAGTGTAGCCTTCTGTCCTCTCGAATCTGTAACCGTTGATTTAAGAACAACTGTACCAGAAGACTTGAGTGGCTGTGTCGTAAAGAAACTGTTTGGACCAGGAATAAGCTGTCCATCAATCTCATTGTTGTAATAAGTGATTGTAGCGCCGTTCTTTGTCGAAGTAGACACATTACACTTGACTTTCGAAACACCCTGTATAATCGTTGATGCACCGAATCTGCTTGCAATGGTGGTATCTTCGTTTGTGTATGTGATGCCTGTGACAGTTGGTCCATAACCTGAGGGAAGTACAACATCCAAGGTACAGTAATTACTACCGATGAATTTACCGGAACGACTGTATGTATCTACTCTGAAACAAATATAGAACTGTGAAGCATTGGGCATCTTACTGATCAGTGAAGTTGGAACTGTCCACTTAAATTCATCATTCCACTGATTATCAGCAATCTGTTCAGTCTTATCATAAAAGCTGTACGTGATTACATGTCCGAAATCAGATGATGCTCTAGGGGTCTTGATTGTTACACTGTTTCCAAAATAAACTGATGCTGGCGAACAGTAAGGCTTAGTCGCTCTAGGAATGACATCGCAGTCAATACCGCCCGAAGCAGATACACTACCTACATAACTGCCCGAAAGGGTTACCTTCAATTCCTGTGAAAATGAGAAATCAAAATGCTTGCCACCGTTGCTGTCATGAGGAATCTTGATATTAGTAACTGTCGCAAGTGTCTTTGTTCCACTACCTCCGATAGTCACTCCACCAGACCATAACAGTACGCCATTAGCCCACATGGAGCCGTATTTAGTAGCGTTTGAGTTAATATTCCACTTATAGTATTTAGTTAGTGTAGCAGTCCATAGATCATAGTTTCCGTCAACATTAACACCTGTTCGTGTCATTGTCATTGTGACATTACCATTACCACCACCAAACGATGCACTGCATGTTGCGCTTGTTGCCATCAGTCACCACCTACTTTCTTAAATGTTAATGATCCATCGCTATTAACAATGAATCCGAAGTTTCCAATCCTTAAAGAACTAGAAACTTCGATGTTTGAGTTATACATTCTGTTATTAGCAAAATACGCTACTTCGTCATTGTTCTGAAGAATAGAGTACTTGCTGTTTGTCTGTTTTGTCTTGAATTCAGATTCCTGTTTACCTATCTCTATGCCTTCTGCATTGAATCTGATATAAGTGTTCAGCTGAGTCTGATTGTTTGATACTTTATCAGAGAGCGACGTAAAGTCTTCTTTCTTTACAAATCCCATCTGAATGCTTTCCGTTGTCTGCTGAATAGTAGATACAGTAGAAGCGAGGTTTGCGCCGTCAGAGGCACTGTAATAATTCTCTGATACAGTCTGTAAGATGGATGCCTTAGTCTGTTCTATAGACGAAGAAGCATCCTTAGTCGCCTGCTGCAGCTGACTGTTCATATTGTTTATTCTGTTGTCGTAATCGTCAATGATTGACTTTAGGTCATTTGCAAGCACTGGGGTGGTCGTTGTATATGTTCCATCATCCCATAATATCTTCGACCTAACCCAGTAATAATGCTTGTCAATGTAGTCATCGGGAACGCTTTTCCACCCGTTACTGCTTGCATCGGGCATTTCCGTTGCTGAATCTGATAGGTAATACTCCGGAGTGATTGAGCGAATTCCCTGCCCGTCCTCGCCATCGTTGACTCTCACGAGGGTCATGCTAGCCGATGCCTTAACCATATAATTAACCTTCTAGCTGAGCGCTGAATGTTGCCTTGTTTGTAATATCACCTGCACCGATTGTGTATGTCGCACCTGTTGCTACAGCAGTAGTTCCACCGTCCTTATACCACTTGATGGTTCCTAATGCAGATAACGCAGAACCAGTCACTTCAACTCCGCCTTTATAAACATGAGCAGTTAAAGTTGTAGCGATAGCAGTGTTCTTGAAGATTGTTCCACCACTTGAAGTGATTGCCATTGTGATAGCATCTAAGCCATCCTTCCCATTTGTGCCGTTTGTACCTTTGTAGGAAACTGAATATGATTCAGTAGACTTACCATCTGAATAATTAACAACTGTCTTAGTCCATAGATACTGCCCATTTGCCACGCTAGGCACTGTAGTACTCCATGTTCCTGTTGGAGGAGTAGTGCCGCTTGTGCCTGCCTGGTATGTAACTGATGTTGAACTTACAGTAACGCTTGTACCGTTTGAACCATTTGAGCCGTTTGTACCTTTATAAGAAACTGAATAGGCTTCTGTTGATTTGCCGTCAGAGTACTTTACTACTGTCTTAGTCCATAAGAACTGTCCATTTGGCACATTAGGAACTGTTGCACTCCATTCACCTGTCGGCTTAGTAGTTCCACTTGCACCGACCTGGTATGTTACAGAAGTGGAACTTACGGTAACACTTGTACCATTCTGTCCTGTCTGACCCTTGAATGCGATTGAGTAACTGAATGTCTTGTTGATTGTGATATCACCATCAACAACGATAGGGATAGTAATAGTACCACTCTTAGTTAATGCAGATGTTGCAGTAACTGTGATTGTTGGCATTGGTGCTTTTCCATCAGATACCGCTGAAATTCCTGTAGGACATGTAATAGTTCCTACGGTACATGGAACCTGTTCGCTACCACATAATGCCATTACCTGTGTAGTAGTTGTCTGTGTACCGTTTACAGAAGTAGTAGTACCTAAGAATGTATAGTTGTCATTAGTTAATACGACGGAATAACCATCGGTTAAGTCGATAACGTCAATCTGATTGACCGCTTTAATTGCCATAATTTTCCTCCTAAATGTTTAATTCGCAGTTGAATACTGCCTTAAATTTAATGTCTTTTGCTGAAATCGTGAACATGAACCCATTATCGTTGAGTCTTGAATCATCTAACGGGATCTTGCTGAATTCTGTCTCTCCATGCCTTTTAATGAACCACTGCAGATAGGCATTATCTCCAAATGTTTCTCTCAGTTTTGAAGAGTTATCAATCACAACTCCACCCACATAGATATTCACTGTGAATATAGTTGCCACATCACTGTTCTTGAATGTCGTGCCATTTGATGATTCGATACATAATAAAATAGAATCCTCGCCCTTCGCTCCTGTGATACATACAGGAGTGCTGTACGTGACTGTATTGTTGATTGTAGTGGCAGTTCTCTGCCATATATAGATTCCAGGGCTCCAAGTCGGTGAAGTCTCTGACCATCCTGTTTCTGGTGGTGTAGCTCCATCTGTTGAACTAGCATACTCGCAAACAAATTTCTTAACAGAGCCCTGTGCCTGTTTGATTGCTTCTCCAGCCTTTTCTTCAACTTCTGAAACCCTTAGTGATATCTTCTCATTGGACAGGCTTAATTGCGCCATCTTGTCATTGATGCCTTCCTGTTCCTTAGCAATAATATCTAGTTTCAATGATTCCTGGTCCTGTTTGACCTGCAGCTTTCTGATTCGTGTAGTATTAGATACACGATTTACTGTCTTTTCTTCATTCTTTGTTGTCACACTGCCGTCAACTGTAGACATAGAGAACTGTCCACCCTTGTAATTAACAGTTAGATCCGATACAAAGAAAGTGAATTCATTACTGTTATAATTGACAAGAGCACCAGGAAGAAGGTTATCAACCGATATCATTGTGATGTTCTTCACTTGGTTGAAAGTCAAACCCTTAAGTCTGTCGTAGATGCTGTCTATGATGCTCTGTTCATCTGCATATAGATTTGCTGAATCAATAAATAGCGTATTTCCTGTCTCGTCGCCTTTAGAAAGAGGATTGAGACCATTTTCAGCATATACTCTTGTAAGTGTATACACCTCATTCTTCTCATAATCTGTTAAATCCTGTGTAGCAGCAAAGGCAGTCTTTTCAATAGGAACGAACTTGATAGAATCAATCCCCTCTGCATAGACATTTGCTGCAAACAGTTCAGCAATCCACCCAAGATAGTTTCTTATCACAATCGTGTTATCATACCATGATACGCTCTTATCAAGAACGTACTGCGGTATTCCTTCACGAATAATAGAAAGACCAGTCAGACTTTCAATCTCGTCTAGCTGGTCTTTTATTGTGACAGGATAAGACAGTTTAGTATCGTATGCCTTGTCAAGAGAATAGTTGTTATCATACATCTTGAGAGTAAGTTCCTTGGTGTACTTCTCCGGCTGATCATACACCTTGAAGTATCTTGTATCAGATGCATCATTCTCCTTGACTTTCCAGTACTTGCTGATGTCGATATTGTCAAGAATGCCGTCATAGTTATCGAACTTCATTGTCAGTTCAATCGATGGCACATTGCCTATCATACGGCAGTCAGCAAAAGAGACAGACATCTTATAATCAAGAAGTCTGTCCGTTACATTTGTCTCTCCATATTTTATAAGCATATGATCACACCTCAATCAGAGAGAAAGAGAATGAATCTGCCTTTAGACCAGACTGCACTCTCTTATAATTGTATTTCTTATTTGAAGCATACATCTTCTTGGTTCCTCTGATGCCATGATCAGGAATGTAGAGTTCTGCCGTGAACTCTGCCGGAGTGAGTACCTTCAGAATATTCATTACATCTGTGAATGTATTCAACTTATATGTACATGTAATTTTAAGCATGTTAGAACGTATTCTATTTCTTCTTAAGATGCCTGTTGAAACAGGTCTGACACTATCCGAATCTAAATCATTGATTTCTACGCTGATCTCTGAAGGAGTCGGAATAAGTGTTCCGTTTATCTTGATTTTCGCTTCATCTGCCATTTATTCCACCTCCTAATAGTCAAATACAGGCTTTCCTGTGCGTGCTTCATAGTCCTTGATATTGTCAATCACCATCTTTGTGATTACTCTGCCATCATCAAGAACTAATTTAATGACGTAGGTAGCGCCTGTGCCGTCATTTTGAGAAAGTGATAATCTTTCTGAAATCTTTTCAGCAATCATATCAAGTCCCTGTGTGTTTCTCTGTAATGGTATTACTGCTTCTGTTCCTGCTTCACCAATATTGGCGATAGTGGATGCACTTACGATACCACCTTTTGCTAGTCTAGGAATCTTAGGGATTGAGAATCCTTTTCCACCGACTCCAGGAACCCAGTCAGGAATCTTTACCTTGCCTATACCGCTTAAGAATTTGTTGATTCCATCAATCATGAAATTCAATGGAGCCTTGAAGATGTGGCTTAATCCAGAAACAATACTTTCAAATATCTGTCTGACACCAAACCATGCTCTTCTCCAGTTGCCTGAGAACACGCCACTGATAAAGTTAGTAAGACCCAAGAAAACAACTTCCAATGAATTAATGATAGGACCCATGTAGTCTCTGAACGCCTTGACGGCATTCTTAACCGTTTCAAACACATTCTTCCATCTGAAACCGAAAGTTCCTTCCATCCATTCACCTAGATTACGGAAGAATTCTCTGATATTGTTGACTCTTTCGCAGATTGTTTTGTCTGCGCGTTCAATAATTCCCCTGATTGTAGCAAATACCATATCAAATACACCTCTCAATAGTGTTAAGGCCAATTTGAATACAGGTCCTAGAATATCAAGAATTGTGCTGAATATAGGTGTGGCGAACTTTAGAAAATCACTTAATAATCCCATTATGCTCTGGAATACATTCTCCCATGCGTTCCACAACGGTTTGAGAACAGTTTCCACAAAATCCATGATGATTTTACCAACTGTATCAATGATAGGTGCCACAATATTTAGAAATACCTTCTGAACAATAGTGGCGATATTTCCTAGAATGCTTACTATGTCATCTCTGAAGCTCTTGCTCTTCTGCCATAAGTCTACCACTGTAGCAATGACTGCCCCTATGATGACATTTACAGGATTCACAGCCATTACAATAGACGCGAATATCTGCGGAAGAATTCCAAACGCACCGCTCAATGCAGTTGCAAGTGATGCCCAACCTGAAAATACTCCTACTGCAAGCTGTATCTGTGTGATAACAGTACCAAGAATTCCAGCAAGAGTAGAAAATAATGATAATCCCGCAATAACTGAGAGTATGCCAAGAATACGACCTACATTATCTGCTATGAAAGAGAATAACCCATCAATGATAATAAGAACCACATCCACTGCACCTAATACAGCAGTCCAGTCAATCGCCTTAGTAACATCTCTCACAATTTTCAGAATCTCATTGATGATCTTCAATATAGAGTTAAATATATTCCATAAATGCTGGATGATTGAATCACCTAGGCCTGCAGTGTTCCATGCATCGGCCAGTCCTTGAGAGATATTGCCAATTATCTTGAAGATGTTAGTGAATATCTTCAATATCAGTTCGACAGTCTTTGCACCTGTGCCGTTTTCCCACACTGTGTACATTGACTTGCCGATTTCTGATAGGAGACTTCTAATGCCACTGAATGCATATACTGCAGCTGCAATCATCGGCGCACCAAACTTATCCCATGACTGCTTTAAAGGCTGGAAGAATTCCGCAACCTTCTTCTTGATTTCTTCTAACTGCTTGTCTACTTCTTCAAGAAGCCCTTTCTGTTCTTCTGCACCACTGTCATCCATGCTGAATCCGCCGATATCACCGCCGGAACCGCCTGAACCACCTGAGCCACCTGAAGATGGATCACTTGAACTATTGCTTGAGTTGATGTTATTGATTGCATCGAATCCAGCAAGAGCTCCGTTCAACTCCTTCTTGAGTTTAGAAGCATTACCTGCTGCCTTCTTTAATCCGCTTCCTGTTCCGCTTGCGCCTTTAGAAAGCTTCTGCGAACTGTCGGAAGCATCGTTCATTTTCTTTGCAAGAGCCCCTGTGTTTCCTGCTGCCTTCTTAGCATTGTTTGACACTCCGCCAAAAGAAGAACTCAACTTCTTTGACTTGCCGCCAAACAGTGCCGTCAGATACCCAACGGCAACCATAACAACTTTAGTGAATGCAACAACATATGGGACGCAGGAATTAATTGCCTTTGCAATATTGGTAAAGAATCCAGCAATATTAGACTGTCCAATTGTGTTCATTACATCTGACATACATCTAACAATAGCTGTTCTCATATTAGCGATTGATGTAGCAATTCCACCTGTCGCATTTCTTGCCTGTTCCTCAAATGACTGATAGCCGTTAATGCCCTGTGTATTTAACTTCATAATTGTATCCATGAACTGGTCCATTGATACCGTTCCATTTCTTAATGCCTCGCCTAGCGCTGAAGCATTAACAAAACCCATGGCCTCAGCAACCTGTTTCATCTGTGCAGGCATTGCAGTCATCGCTGAACGCCATTCAAACATATCGGGTTTACCCTTAGCATATGACTGTGACAACTGTTCTAAGGCTGATTTCTGTATTTCTGAACTTGCACCGCCGGCTAGAATAGCATTATTTAGTGCAAGGAACATATCTGTTGATCTTGAGATATTACTGTTCACTGATGTGAATCTCTGTACTGCGCCTGATGCATCGTCTAGGGTTGTTGGGAGCCCAATAAGCTTATTGCTTAGTTTCTGTACAGATGCATTCGCTTGAACACTGCCAACGCCTAGATTAGACATCACACGGCTATAATTGCTAAGAGTATCAACTCTCTTGATTGCTGCATCAACATTACCTAATATTGTTGATTTAATCAGAGAAGCAATACCAAGACCCGCCACAATATTGCGGATACTCTTGAATGAATTGCCAATTGAGCCTGTGACCTTATCAACATGATTCTTTAGGCCGGTGACTTCATTCTTCACGCTGTTCAGTTCTGATTTCGCTGATTTCGTCTGTGCAGATATTACTATCTGCAGTTCCTCTACCGTCATTCTGCATCACCGCCTTTCTTTTTCTTAGTGCTTCATTATGTCTTCTACTGAAGGCAATGCGAGAAGATCTAGCGCTTGCAATCTCTTTTCTTTCCTTCTCTTTTTCAAACTCTTTCCTATCCTCTTCAAAAAGTGAAGGATAGAAGTCCCACAATTGTGCAGGAGTGAATGAATCATCCTTGCCATTAAGGACAGCAGAAATACAATCCCTTATCTGAAGGGCCTGTATCTGAAGAGATATCGCTTCCTGTCGCACCATTTCTTTTTTCTTTCTTTCATATGCTGAAATAATATCGAATAGCTCATCTAACGAATAATTCCAAAATGAAAAGGGGTCTACTCCAGCATCAAGCGCTGGATCATAGACCGCCTTGTATATGTAATCTGTAATCAGGATATCTTCTAGAGATTCTTCTTGGCTTCCGCCATTTCCTTTTCCATTTTCGTTTCGAGAGCCCCAGAGAAAAAACCCGATACCTGGAACAATGGAATAAGAACATCACTAAGGAACTCTGTCTGTGAGCCACCTTCATCGATGTATCTATCAAACATATCATTCACATCGCTTCTGTCGATGTTGCTGTTGAATTTCTGAAGACCACCATGAACGATGTCCAGCATAGTGCATAATGGTGTCATGCCTGTTTCTGTATTAAGAAGGTTGATAAGACTTCCACCATACATCTGTTCTAGTCTAGAGATTTCTCCTGTTGTCAGTTTTAATTTGTATTCTTCTTCACCGATTTTCCAAATAATGAACGGTTTTCTTTTTGCTTTTTCTGCCATTTATCTATATCTTCCTTTCTATTCTGCTACTGCTTCAGATGCAGTTTCCTCAGATTGCGCTACTGCTTCTCCTGGGTCAGCAATAGTGAGTTCAGACTGTAATGCGATTGCAACAGTGAATTCAATAGCATCATTGACACCACCGCCCGCTCTTTTAACAGTGACCTGTCCTGAGAATGTAGTTGTAGTGCCGTCCTTCAATGTTTCTTTGAACATTGCAGTAGCCCCTGTTTTTTCTAGTTCCCTCATTAATCTGTATGAAGATGTTGCTTTGCTGTTGTCATACTTGAATGTATATTCAAGGTCTCCAGGGTCTCCGATACCAAACTCATAGACCTTAACTGCATCATCAAGTGAAGAGTTTTCAACTTTTTCTTTTTCAATACCCATATCAGGAATCTTCTTCAACCCTGGAAGGTCAGTAAAAGAAGTTCCCTTGTTTGTCTTGTCATAAGATAATTTAGCGCCATTTGCTAGCATTATATAATTCCTCCTTATCAGTTACATACCGTGATAGATGTAATCACTATCATAATATGCTTCATAACTCATTTTCTTGTGTCTAAGTCCTGATGCATCATCAATATCTCTGCATGATACTCTCTTTAGCCCCATTGCTGATAATGCCTTATCAACTTTCAAGGCTGTACCTGATGTACTCTTAGTATCCCAGATTTCGATTCTGTAAAGGACATGTGATGTCTGCTCCTTGTCATCCGTCCATTCTGCCACGCTGTTATCTTCCTCAACATACTGAACGGCTGGAAGCTTAGCCCAGTCTTTTGGATAGATATCAGTGACTCCAAGGCCTTCATCTGTCAGAGCCTTATATACTTTATCTTTAATGTTGATCATATGCTTTTAATCCTTTTCAATTAACTGGCTGATTACAATACCAGCATCTTTTACTGCTTTCTTTTCAGTCTTCTTTGCTCCCTGGTACATGAATGGCTGTGCAGCCTGTCCATCCGACCTGTAATATCTCTTGCCATCAACCTCAATAACTACCCAATGATAATGCTTTATCGCACTTTCTGATAGCTTATCTTCAGGAATCCACCAGGGCTCCATAGTATAAGAAGGATGTGCATATGGAGATATTCCAGCATGGTCTGCAGCACCTTTTCGACCTGTTCCGAATTCGACATATTGAGCATATGGCAATGTGGTATAGACATACCCTTTATCACCTTCAACTCTTGTCTTTATGCCTTTGTTTCTTAATTCACCATCATTAACAGGACACTCAAGAACGCACCCACTTCTGATTGTTTCCGCAGCCTTTCCGAGAACCTGTTCAGGATTCTCAAGAACGGCATCTATAGCACGAAGCGTTCTAAATAGTTCATTAGCACCCTTAAGACTCATTTAATAATCTTCTCCAGTTCATAGAGATAATGCCTGTTATATTCCTTCATGCTGATGATTCTGTAATCCGGTTCATCGGTTGACTGATTATAGACATTCACACCCCACTTTTCAGTGGGTCTGAAATCATCATCCTTATTCTTAGGAAGAATCATATTAAGAATGTAGTTCAGTCTCTCTCCGTACATTTCAGCCTGTAATTTACCGGATGCAGGCCATATCTCAAGAAGCATTGATTTTCTCTTGATCCACTTTTCAGTAGTGACACCTTCACCATCTTTTTCGATGACAGGCTCATATACAGGATAGTTCTTAAGTGCTGAAAGTCTCATTGGTTCCTCTCCGGCTTCTTTTCGTGAACGATTCCTCCTGCACGAATCAGTCTCAGGTTGTTGAGAGTTGAGAGAATATCTTCATAAGTGGAAGACTGAAAAGTAGATGTGATGCCACCTTCTGAATGTGATGATTCTCCGACCATGCCCTCTCTGAAGTACATGGCGCATGCTAGATCAGCCACACAGAAATCCATTGCAGTGATGTATACAGTGCGGTTTGTATGTGCAAGAGCACGCTGTTTTGCCATTTCAACATAGATTTTTGCACGCCCCTGACTCGTTCCTGTTCTTTCAGCAACAATCTCAACTAGATCCATAGATTACTCCTCCTGCATCTTAGTGAGAACTGCGACCAGTTCCTTTTTAACAAGACTAGAATATCCGCTAACGCCCTTTTCCTTTGCAATAGTCTTTAACTGGTCAACAGTCATATCGTTGAGGCCCGTCACTTCATTGTTTTCTACAGGAGTATCTTCATCATTCTTCTTGTTTTCAATGACACGATATCCCTGTTTTGTATAACGCTGAAGGTCATCCTCATGGATGACTCTTTCAACGTTAATTCTTTTTACAATGAACATTATGCATCAGCTGAGACGTTAGCAATGATTAGGTCAAGCATGTTGTCCTTTTCCCAGCAGTCATGATATCTTCTATAGTCAATCTGCCAAGCATTTGCATCCTGGTTAGTATCAGGGTCAAATACTCTTGTCTTGTCCTGCTTAGTAACACCGATAACACTATTGATTGGCGCCATTAAGAAGTTTACATTCTTAGCAGTTTCACCTTTCGTATATCCACCTGCATCTTTTGTTGCTCCAGCATCAACCTTGATAGCTGAATACATTCTGTTCTTTGGTGTAGGAATGAATGTGATTTCATCAAGCTTATAGATGTCTAATGTGATATTTCCAATAGTTAATTTACCTGATGTAAGGTTGCTGTTTACCATCTTTTCCTTTAATAATCTTAAAGTGTCATATGTAATATGACAGATGATATCGCCCTGATATCCTTTATCACGGATAGTATCCGCTGCCTTTTCTAATTCAGAAAGAATATTCTGTTCAGTCAATGCAGTTGTTAGGATGTTGGCTGATTTCTTCGTTGTAACATCAGAAACAACCTTAGAAATACGGTAAGCATCTACTTCAGGGGCAACATGTAAACGCTGGAATTCTCCCATGACAGTGCCAGCAGATGCCACAAAGTTAGTTTCATTTACATCCATTGCATCAAGAAGGAACTTTCTTCCACGGTCCTGTGTCATTTTGAATGTTTCATATTCAAGAGTAACAGCACCCTGTTTATATCCTTCATCTCTGTTATAGTCTCCTAAGCCCACTAATGACATCTTAGGGATTTTTACCTCTGCACCACCGTCATACTTAATCTGTCCGGCATTGGCATCCATCCATGATGTAAGAGTAAGATGCTCCATCTGTTTATCTAGTTCAGTCTGAAAAATAGTTGAATACTGTAATGTGTTAATTGCCATGTTCTATACCTCTTTTCTAAAATTTAAGTGCATTTGCGAATGCCTTTCTTGCATTCTCTTCTTCAGCAGTCAATACATTGTTTTTTGCCTTGTCTAAAGGTGCTTTCCCTTTTAATCGGTCATCAACAGACTGCTGAACCGCTCCCTTGAATGCTTTAGAGAGTCTTTTGACAGATTCGTTTACGGAATCAGCATCAGTGTAGTCAATGAAGTCAGCCATGTCTGCTGGTACTCCTGCAGCATTAAGCTGTTCCTTGGCAACTGCAGTCAGTTCTCTACGAGTAATTGCTGCTTCTCTATTGTCAAGGTCTTCTTTTCTTTTGTCTTCCTCATACTGCTTCTTTTCATCATCTGTCATCTTTTGAAGCCTTTCAGCTTCCGTATGTTCCTTATCCCACTTCTTTCTTGCACGGGCAAGTCTCTTCTGGACGATTCTGTCCACATCGTCTTCTGTGAGGGTTGTTACTTTGGCTTTATCATCTTCCGGTTCACCTGACTGCGCATTATCGGGATTCCCTTCGTCGCCTGTATCTTCTTCCCCTTCTTTCGCAAAAAGCTGAAGGTTCAAAGGCATCATATTCTTAATGTATTCCATAATTAAATACCTCCGTTTATAGTCCGTATGACTGTTATATCCATGCACCTTTTAATGTCATATGCACGTTATGGACAGACAGAAATAAAGAAGAACATCAACCGTTCTTCTGTCTGCTTCTGTATTTCATCAATGCTTTAGGTTTTCTTTCCTTGGGAGGCGGACAGTACTCTTCATATGTCTCGTGTGAGAGTTTTCCGCATATCATACACATATATGTCACCTTCTTGACAATCACGTGCCTACGGCTGTCAAAATGACTTTTACAGTCATACTCAAAGTACTGGTGATGATGTGGTTTCAATCCTTCAGCCATATGGTTCTCCTTTCTTGAAATTGGGCAAAATAAAAACCGACTAGATAGTCGGCTTATACGAACGGTAATATGTCTTTCAAATCTTTCATAAATCGCTTGGCTTTTTCAATAGTTGAATTATCAGTAAGGTATTCTATTCCTTTTGGTGTAATCTCACATTTATCAAGGTTGTATATTTCTATGTTTTCATCTATATCCTGGTCAATTACTATCCCACTGATATATCCCTCATTCAACAAATTCACAATGACATAAGTCCAGTACTTTCTGTTGATCTGCAGATATTTACTATCATGTCTTATGAGTGATACATCAATATCCTTCCCTTGCTTTAGCTGCATATACAGGTAGGATAGAATCTGATAAACAATTACATGATAATCATCTCTTGCCATATGGTTCTCCTTTCCATCTTCTACTTATTAGAAGACATCTTCTTGCGAACCTTATTCTGTTCTTTTTTGATTGCTTCAGCACCATGCTTTTCAACCATTCTCTGATACCACTCTTTATAAGTCTCATCTGCTGGAACCTTTATCCTTTCACCTGTGACAGGGTCTCTAGCAAATCTTTCTAGATTATGCATAGTTTCATCGTCAAGATTCATAATAGTTGTAGAACGGCACCATGGATGCATTGGAGGGGCGTTTACACCTATCTTCTTATCATTCACCCTGTATACACTTCCGTCTCTCTCACGGCAAATTTGGGAGGTTCTAAGGTCTAGTGTTGCAACAAATCTATACTCCTCTATGCCATAATCCTTGTAAGCCTGGAAGTGCGCCTCATTGTGAATGTATGATGATTCGGTTCTTACAAGTCTTCTAGCTTTATTTCTGCCTGATAGGAACTGTTCGTTGATTGAGTCGGTCATTTCCTTCTCTGTCTTTCCTGTGAGGGCTCCTATCATGAGTTCCTCTTTTAATGAATCAGCGACCTTCTGAGTATTGTTCCATACTCTTTCGGAATAGTTCTGACCTGACCACTTCTTTTTCAGAATGGTTTCAAGAGCGCCTTCATCAATGGGACCTGTCTGAAGATCTAGGCCACTCATTCTTGCAGCTTCATATACTGCATGGTGATAACTGCTTTCATAGACCTTTCGCATTGTCTTGTCTATTGCATCTCTTTCTTTTGATGCAACCGCATTGATTAGTCTGTTTATTGACTTATCAATATCATCAAGCCTCTTCATACGGTTCTTATATGCTGGGGCTTCCAATTCTGCTAGCGCTTCTCTTTTTTGGGCACCCGTCTTATTCTTGTATGCTTCAAGCAGTTTTTCGAAATCTTTACTGTCAGCCTCTGAAAGAAGATTAATAGCCTCGTCTCTTGTCAGATGATGTTTTGAAGCGAATCTATTGAATATTCCCTCAATCTGTTTGGCAGTGTAGATTGCAGCCTTGCTATAGATTACGCTCAACTCTTTGGCGCAGTCCTCAGCTAACTGCATATCCTTGTACATGTTCCTTGCTTCTCGCATTTCCCAGTACTTTATGTTTTTGATGTTAGTCATAACAGAGCACTATTATTCCATTTCTTTATCATCATCATTATCATCGTTCTCATGCTCCTCTGTTTCTTCTTCATCTTCTGGAGGAGTATTCTGATTTTCGGTATCAAATAACTGCTTCTGTGTTTCAAGTGCTTCCTGTTTTTCTTTTTTGACTTCTTTCATTTCATCATCAACATTTGAAACAAAGTCAAGGAGTGCAAGAAGTGTCTTAGTTGATACAACACCTTTAAGATTTGCAATGATCTGTGATAATTCAAGACGGTTCTGTGGGAGTCCTCTTGTAAATACAGGCTCAATCATTGACTGATCAGCAGCAATTGCCTTGAGATTAAGGTAAGTACAGAACATTCTTATACGCTTCTTAAGCCCTTTCTTGTAATATCTTTCTTTTGTCTTGGTGAGGGTCTCAAGTGCTAAAAGCTTATATTGAATAGCAATGCCTGAACTGTTGCCAGCAAAGTTTTCATCTGTCAGATTAGGAACGTGAGAAAGTGAATAGATATCTTCCTTTATTGAGCGCTTGAGTGTTTCCACAGCATTCTCGTCAAATGTTCTAGTCAGATATTCAGAGCGTGCATCACTAGGAAGTTCCATAACACCGTTCTTACGGATAGCCTGGAGTGCTTTTGTTGCTTCTTCATCGTCATCACCTAAAAGAGCGCCATAGACAACAAGTACTGCATCAATGAACTGCTCCTTATCGTTGATTCTGTCAGAGCATAATGTATTATATGCATCGATAAGAGAAATCTGCTGTTCATAGTCTCCAATGCAGTCCATGTTGTTTCTATACTCAATGATAGGGTCCTCACCCAAGAAATGTGGGTAAGGCTCACCTAGTTCTGAAAACTCGCCTTTTTCAAATTCCTCATTGCATGTGATTCCGATTCTTGTGACATAGTTCTCACTTGTAACTGTCGCAATGATATTGAACCTGTCAGTAGAATCATCTTTTTCAATCGAATAATAAACGCTGAATAGTTCATGCTGTTCAATTGAGGCATCGAAAACCTTGAATGTTGACAATGGGTCAAGTGTCTTGGTCATCAGCTTGCTTTCATGCTCACATAAGTAAACATACTCATAAGCGACACCAGCACGTGACATATTGATAGCATTGCATGAATCTGTATCATCTGTTTCAGCATCAACAAATGCACCTGTCAGCTTGTCAATATTGCCGTCTTCTGTATTCTTCTTGAATGTGATAGGGTTTGAAAGAAAATAGCCCGTTGCTGTATCTGATATATCTTTAGCATGGTTTACCATGATCTTATTGTTCGGCTGGTTCTTGAACTTCTTTTCCCTGTTCATGATGGCGTGCTTGCCAAAGTAGTAGCCGACATTCTTCAATATCTCAGGAGCACGAATACTATAATGCTTGCTAATTAGACGAAGGATCATGCTTCTGTCTATGTTTGTCTCGTCGAATTTTTCTCGTGGAATCGTGAAAGTATAATACATCTTTTAAAATCTCCTCTTTCCTGCTCTTGCCTTCTTCATAAGGATTTCATTTTCTATAGCATATCTAACCGCATCTATAGTGTGGTTGTTTCTGTCGGGGAAGTCCCCTCTAAGGTTGCCGTCTCTGTCCATCTCTATTTCATAGTCATTGAATTCACGTGCAGCATTGGGGCATCTAATAGGATCTATAATTATCTTGTCCAAGTCCTGAAGGAACTTTATTCCGTTGTCTACACTGTCAGCGCCTTTCTTTGCACCGATGATATTGAGACCTAATAACTTGAATTCATTAATGGTTCTTGGTTCAGCTGAATCGGCAGTGACTAGCTTATTGAGTGGGTTAATCTCCTTGATAAGTTTCACGGCCTTGGCATTTGATAGTCTAGTTCCATAAACCTCGCCAAAAATAAAAAGACGCCTGCGCGTCTTGTCATAGTTTGCTTTGACATATGCCAATGGGTCACCAGCATAACCAAAGTCTAGTCCGTTTTTTAATCTATCAAATACCTGTATTTCCTCGTCGGTTATCTCACGTATATCAAGGTTTGTGAAAACCTCACTACCTGTACCCGTAACCTCACCCATATAATCATGATCATATTTGGCAGGATTTACTTTTTTCATATGCTCGGCTTCAATAAGAAACTGCTCTCCAAGCCACTCAGGTGGCGCCTGTAAGTAGGTTGTATGCGATACATATGTATCATCCCTTTTCACTAGAACTTGCCTGTTGCACCAATTTCTTTGCGATTCGGGTGGGTTAAATGAATAGAATACACAATACTCAGGACCACCACGAAGCAATGACTGATTAATATTGGTTATCTTGTCATATGTTTCGAATTCATCACATTCTTCATACCATACGTATTTAACATAACCTATATGGACCTTTGTTGACTTCATTTTTTTAGGTTCATCGGCACCCTTGAATATTATCTGCTGACCTGTTGGCATATAAGTCATTTTTAATTTAGACTCAGGTATTAACCAATCATCTTGAGCACCTAACTTATAGATACCCCACTTAATCTGTTCATATACTGAATCTCTGAGCGTATCTTTTACTCGTCTCATAATGACTGCATTACTCATTACACCTCGCTGTGCATCTCTCATAATTCCTAAAGGAATTTCTGTACCAATGAAAGAAGATTTTAAAGAGCCACGCCCACCTTTTAGCCAATAATGCGTATATGCATTAGTCTTAACATATTTATGAAGATCATAGAACGCTGGTCCTATAATGTCAGAAAGCTTTGCTTTATTCGATGTCATCTATAATTACTATCTGCCCATTTGACTTGATATCAAGACTACTGCCAGGCTTGTTACCACTCAAGTCTCTAATGAATTCCGCTGCCTTAGTGTCGCCCTTCATTGCCTTCTGAACCTGTTTAATGAGTATTGCATCCTGTACAGTCACGTTTTTGCCATTCAATGCAGCAAAGTTCTTGATTGTGTCTACATCGGCTATCTTACCGGATTTGAGAGACATTGAAAGAAGCGATGCAAGATTGTCTTTCATTGCCTTCTTTTCTCTTCTTGCCTTGACAGATGCAAGTCCGCCTTTTCGGCCGTTCTCTCTTCTTTCTTCTGGTGTCATATTTGCGAACTCACTTTTTGCCATTGCTATCACCTGCCTTTATTACTATTGCTTATTTTTTTACCTTGCTATACTTATAGCCAAATTTCTTAGCATGTTTAGTAAGCCATTTATCTACTGCATCATCATATGATTTGCCTTTCATTCGTGCATTTCTGATTGCTCTAGAAAACTCATTAGGCTTGAAATGAGAACCTTTTTCAAATTTATAGTAATAATTCTTCTTGCTTGGAGAAGCAATAATACCATTTGCATTACGGTCAGATGCTGTATTTAATAAATCTGTATCAGAGAAATGGCTACCACTAGGATGATTATGAACGATGATTGTTTTTCTATTTCTTGATGTATTAGTACCTTTTCCAAAAACGGAATGCTTGTTTCCT